TCACCGAGGAGTTATCGAACAGACAGGAGGTACAATGACCAAAACGAATGTTCAACCGATTCCTAGCAATTCCCAGCACCACGACACGCCGAACAACAAAACGCACGTCATCAAGTTCCGTGTGACAGCGGAGGAAAAAGCGTCACTGGAACTCACTTGCAAACTTCTGAATCTCTCCCTCTCCACCTTCATCCGCCGCGCCATCCACAACGTCAAGATCGAGAAAACGGTCATCGTTGCAGGCGGCGGAGAAGAAACTCTGACCGCTGTTTCCACCCTGCTTGCTCAGTGCAGCAAGGTGGGCGGCAACCTCAACCAGCTTGCAAGGCACTTCAATTCCGGCGGTGCAGACACCGAGCAGATCCGGGCGAAACTCCTTGACGAACTTGCAGACCTGACCGCATTTCGGCTCAGCGCCGAGAAAGTCCTGGGTGAACTGTATGGCAACGCTCAAGCATATCGCCTCTAAAAACTCGGACTACACCGCCATCGAAGCGTACCTCGTTTACCAGCATGATGCGTTCACCGGAAAGCAACTTCTGGATGAACAGGGCAAGCCGAAGCTGCGGGATTCGTACCTGCTCGACACCCTTGAGTGCGGCGATTTTTCCTTTGCAACGGCCTGTCTGCTGGCAAACCGCAAGTATGGTAAGAATACCCAGCATGATGATATCAAGAGTCACCAGTATATCATCAGCTTTGACCCAAGAGATGCAGCTGACAACGGCTTGACCATGGAAAAGGCACAGGCACTTGGCCTGAAATTCTGCGAAGAAAACTTCCCCGGTCATCCTGCCATCGTCTGCACTCACCCGGATGGGCACAACCATTCGGCAAATATCCACGTCCACATCGTGATCGGCAGCATCCGGACACGAGAAGTGGAGCGTAAGCCCTATATGCAGAAGCCCCGCGATTGGCGCGAGGGCATGAAGCACTCCAGCACCGCCCAGACCATGCGGCACTTGCGTGTTGAGGTCATGGAGCTGTGTGAGGGTGCTGGTCTGTACCAGATCGACCTGCTCAACGGCTCCAAGGAGCGCGTGAGCGAAGCTGAGTATTGGGCGCGTAGACGCGGCCAGTTGAAACTTGATCGTGAAAACGCAGCCCTCACCGCAGCTGGACAGCAGCCTCGGCAGAAGAAGTTTGAAACCGTAAAGAACACTTTGCGGAAGCAGATTTCTTCGGTGCTGTATCGCGCTGTGAGCCTTGAAGATTTTTCTGACAGGCTCATGCAGCAGTACGGCATTGCCGTCAAGGAAAGTCGTGGACAGCTCAGCTATCTGCCCTCTGGCAGAACAAAGTTCATCCGCGCGAAACATCTCGGGGACAAGTTCGATAAGGCGGCAGTGCTTGCCACGTTGCAGGCAAACACCGAACGCAAACCCAAGGTGCAGTTCAAGCAGGATGCCATCGGGAAACTGATCGACATCCAGTCGAGGCTGACCGAGGGCAAGGGCATCGGCTATAAGCGTTGGATCACGAAACACAATCTCAAAGTTATTGCACAGACCGTGAAGCTTCTGCAGGAAAAGGGTTTGACCGACGAGGACGCCCTGAACCAGCGCATCGCCGAACTGGAAACCAAGTATCACGACTCGCTGGTGGTGGTGAAAGACCTCGAAGGTCGCATGAAAGCCAACAAAGAGCTGCGCTATCATGTCGCAGCCTATACCAGCACAAAGAGCGTCGCACAGCAGTTAAAGACCGCCAAGCGACCCGCAGTCTTTGAGGAGCAGCACCGTGCAGAGCTGACAGCGTATCGGGCGGCAGCAGCCTATTTCAAGGCAAACAACATCACAAAGCTGCCCAGCCCGAAAAAGCTGGAAGCCGAGTACGCGCAGCTGGCATCCGAAAAGGCGAAGTTCTACGAGCAGTACAAGGAAGCCAAAGAAGAACTGCTCAAGCTGAAAACCGCAAAGCAGAATGTTGCGTCCTATTTCCGGGAGGAAGAACCGACGCAGCAGGAGAGATAAAGGAGTGCGCGTATGATCAATCTGAAAATTGACCCAGAGTTCCAGTCCCAGATTCCTCCTCTGACCGATGATGAATTTAAGCAGCTTGAAGAGAACATCCTCAAAGAGGGCAAGTTGCTCTCTCCTTTGATCGTGTGGAACAACACCCTTGTTGACGGCCACAACCGTTATGCGATTCTTCAGAAACATCCCGAAATCTGCTTTTCTACCATGCCGCTCCGCTTTGCAAATCGTGAGGAAGCACTCGCTTGGATTTGCAAGAATCAGCTGGGGCGGCGCAATCTTTCCCCCGAACAAAAGCGTTACCTGCTGGGGAAGCAGTACGAATCTGAAAAGAAAGCCGAGAAAATCTTTCACGGCAACCAGTACACTTTAGCAAAGAAAAGTGGTGGGTCTCACGATGATACCCACCACTCCGGCAAGAAAACCTGCGAGCGCATCGCAGAAGAAAACGGTGTCAGCCGTGCATCGGTTCTTCGTGCACGGCACTACACCAAGGGCATTGATATCGCTGATACTCTTTCTCCCGGCATCAAGAAAAAGGTCTTTTCCGGTGAGGTAAAATTCACCAACGATGAAATGATCAAACTCGTGCAGAGCAGTCCCGACAAGCGGCAGGATGTGTTTGCCGAGATTATGCACCCGGAGATCACGAAAGCGATGGAAGCTGCTGATGCAGAACCCAACGCCGACACTCCGGTTCCGATGCCCACAGCCGACCCGGAACAGTTCAAGACTTATCAAGTCCCGGACGAGTTCATGCGGGTCTACAAAACCTTGAGCACAGCCACTGAAATGATGAAGAACACATGGAAGCGGGTGCTCAAGAACAATCAGAGCTATCTCTCCGACCCGGAAAAGCAGAAAGTTCTCCGTTTTGCGATGCAGCGTCCTGCCCTCTATCTGAATGAGCTGGAAGCCTGCATGGAACAGATTCTCGCTGAAACCCTTGAAGAAGCCGAAAAGACCGCATAACGACAGGCACTTGTAAGCCATCAATGAGCCACCAGCCCCAAGTGCAGGGTGGAAAACTTCCGCGCCCTTGCGCCTGATAAAAATTGGAACTTTGATTTTC